GCTGATCCATCGGCTAGTTCATCTGACACTAATGTTGGGTCAGATGACCTGAATGATGGGTCAAAGGGCTATTATCATTGGTCAGAAGATAAGCCAAGGAATAATTGGATTAGATAATCTATACTCCTGAAGGTGAGCGAGGCTCTTAGACACACTAACCCTATTACAGGGAAAGCGTGTCAAGTTATCTAACTCCGTCAGGCGATTAGGTCTTATTCACAGTGGCATAAGCCACAGGGTGGTCAACGAGTTTCGGTATGTCCTTGGACAACTCTCACACCCCCTTAAACATATTACGTAGAGCGGTCAACTCTACATCCGATTAAAAGGTTTGACTGTCGTGCTTAGTTACTCACTGCACTCTTTAGGTCTGGCTGGAAACGAAAATCCCCAGAAAGTGAGGAAGCACTAACTGGGGACTACGTATGAAACAATACGAACAATACTAAGAGATCCTTGCTAGTCCTTCCTGACTGCAAATGCATCCTGCCACACTTTTTTTTGTTTGTCTACCTCTAAATGACATTAATCGCACTTTTTTCTGTGTATTGACTTTGTAAGTCATCTGTGTTATGAATGTGTCGTTCACACGAAAGGACACTGAGCATAATTTCCATTTAAAGGATGGAGTTAGGCGCACCCTCTCAGAGAACGCACTACATATACCTGCGAATAAAGACCATCGAAACTCGATGACACTCTGCGAACTTGGGTCAACCTTAACTATTAAAACTATTATCAAAATCAAAACCAAATAATAAATTATGTCATTTACAAACATCGTTCCTGATCACTTTCCTCAGCTTTACCAAGACGAGTGGAAGTTGGAACTACAGCAACTCACCTCCCGCCTGCAGGGTTTAGTCCCTACATACGCAGTCCAAGGTGACTCACGCCGCTTTAACAAGCTTGGCAAGGTCGAATCAACTCCAATGACTGGTCGCTTTGTCGATTCAGCACCACAGGACGTTAGCACAGAGATGCGCTCACTCTACGTGGACTGGAGAACAGTTGAGAACTTCGTATCTAAGGTGGACAGTGTCCGTCTTGGTGAGATTGATTCTCCTCACAACGCAATCATCAAGAGCCACATGGCTGCCGCTGGTCGTGATCGTGACGCAACCATCATCGCCATGCTTGGTGGTGAAGCTTACGAAGGTAAGAACGGCACTACTGTTGTTCCTTTCGACACAGCTTCACAGTCCATCGCAAAGAACTACAACTTTGATGGCACTACCACTGACGCAGGACTTACCTACGACAAGATCGTCAACGCTCGCACCCGCTTGGGTAGCAAGAATGTTGCAGGTCAGAATGTTGAAGGCTCAAGCCCACTTGGAATGGTCATCACTCACGATGAGATCGAAGACCTCCTTCATGACGACAAGTTCATCAATCGTGACTATCGTGCTAAGCTTGAAGAAGCTCAGTCTGGTAGCATTGTTGACGCATTTGGCTTCACAATCATCGCTGTTGATGGTAGCTTGCTTCCAGCCAGCGCAGGAACTCGTGGATGCTACGCATTCGCTAAGGACTGTGTTGCCTTCGGTTACGCAGCAGATCCTGAGACATTCGTAGACGTGCTTCCAACAAAGCGCCACGACACACAGATTCGTTCTGAGTGGGCATGGGGTGGAACTCGCCTCGATGACGAAGGTGTTATCCAGATCAACGTGGCTCGTGCCTAATCCTATTAACCTATAACTAGAAAAATATAATATTATGGCTACATTCCAATCAGACCTCGCTGCAGGTCAATCCGCTAAAGGTGACAATCGTATCGATGGTCGCTTACTTGCTGGCAAAGTCCGTCAATGCAACAGTGTTATCACTGTTCCTGCTGGACTCACCGCTGGCGACATCATCGAGCTTGTCACGCTACCTGCTGGTGCGCTTGTCAACCTTGCTGACTCATATGTCGTAACTGAATCCTTAGGCTCTACGCTTACTGCTACCATCGAAAGCGAAGGTGGCACTGGTGATTTCGCTTCAGGAATCGACCTCGCCTCCGCAGGTAAGGTTGACTTTGACACCGATGGTGGACTTTACGAAGTCCCCGCTGGTCAAGAGAAGATCGCATTCATCGTGGACACCTCTGCCTCAGTTGCAGTTGGTGCTACCGCTCGTGTTGTGATCACCTACGTTGACTACAACTAGAGTCAATCACCCCTAACTACTGGGTGGGGGTAGAGTAATATCTACCCTCACCCTTTTTTTTCATGCCAAGCAAAACAGACATCGCTAATATCGCCCTCGCCAAGTTTCGTGAGGGACGCATCACCTCCATAGATGATACTACAGACTCTGTAGCCATCATCGTTAAAGACCAGTTTGAGCATTGTCTCAGGACAGTCCTAGAAGAGCATCGATGGAATTTTGCAGGCAAACGTGCTACGCTGACCCAGCTTGTAGCCGCACCCGAATTTGGGTGGACATACCAATACCAGCTTCCCACTGACCTGATTCGCCTAAAGGAGGTGAATGGTGAGTTGCATGAAGCATCACTGGGAACATTTACCATCGAGGGGGACTTACTCCTCTCAAACGAGCCTACCATCGCCATCACCTATGTTGGATACGTAGACGATCCGAACCTATTTAGTCCATCGTTTGTGGACGCTATGAGCTTCAAGCTCGCCTCACTACTGTGCGCACGCATCACAGGTAACGCAGACCTAGCCACTTCACTGGACAAGCAGTATCAGGTAGGCTTGAGCAGAGCTATTCTCTTGGACGCTAAGGCTATGGGGAGCAATGAGAAGAACCTCATGCAGCGCCAATACCAAAGCTCAGCAATCATGAACCTTCGCCTAGGTTCGCACCCTCTCTACAGAACCGCCAGATACTACCAAAACTTCCCATAGATGGAGAATCCCCGAATCAAATTCAATGCGGGTATATGGAACGAGGAGATGCTTGGTCGGTATGACCTTGACAACTACTCCTCTGCAGCAAAGACCTGCGACAACTTCATACCTACCCGATACGGACAGGTCGAGAAGCGTGCAGGCACGAGATACCTTGGAGACTGCAAATACGGCGACAAGAAGTCTCTACTAAAGAGCTTCCAATACTCCACGAATACCACCTTCATCCTAGAGTTTGGTCACGAATACGTGCGGTTCTGGTCTAATGACCTGCAGGTAGAAGACCCAAACAACGCTGGCAACCCGCTTGAGGTATCCACCAACTACCAAGAGGACGAGGTAGAGTATCTCCAGATGCGTCAGGTGGACGACATCGTCTACATAGTTCATCCAGATCACCCTGTGTCAGTCCTTACGAGGGTGCTTGACGATGAGTGGACGTTTGGGGTGGCTGACATCGAGCTTCCCTTCGTGGATCATGACGCTGACGTGGAAACCAAGCTTACCTTTGGTGGTGGTGCAACTGGCGACACGAGCGTGATCTACTCAGACTTGGATGCGTTCACCCCCGACATGGTGGGCGCACAGGTGCAGATGAAGTTTCGCAAAACTGGACGGGTGCAGATGTTTGGTGGCGAGAGTCACAGAGGATGGGGAACAGTAACGCCATGGCAGAACTCATACGCTCCAAGAGTGCCGCTGCCCCCTGTATACGATTTCGCTAATGGAGGCTTAGGGAATTGCTTCCAAACTACCTTTAACCAGAAGTGGTATTATGCAACGCAGATTGCCGATATCCCAGCTATCTTGGCGTGGACAGCCAGCACAGCCTACAAGAAGTATGACTGGGTCACTAATGGCGGCGTGGACTACTCGTGCAAGGAAGACCACACGTCCACCTCCAGCTTCGCTACTGACTCAACAGTGGGTGAGAAATGGAAGCGGGTGGAGATACTGAGTGACCTTGAGGGTTACTTTGAGGCTGGTTCAAACCCGTCAGAAGCGATTCACGTCACTGGAGAGTGGTCAATCAAGACAGGGAAGACTTGGATGGGACAGTATGTGATCCAGCGCAGCATCGATCAGGGCGTGACTTGGACTAATGTCTCTACGATCACAAGTGACAATGATGCCAACTTTAATATACAGGGTGATGAGAAGGGTGAGGACAACTACATAAGGATTATTCACAACTGGGGGGATGATACCACTTCAGGTCAATGGTATAAACTTCAAATGACCGTCACAACTGCAGATTCTGTAGAGTATGCTGTGGGCGAGATAACCAGCTATGTGAGTCCTACAGAGGTCAATGTTCACGTTATTGAGGGGAATAAAGATACTCATGGGGAGGTTGAGTCATGGCTAGTGTCAGGATTCTCTGAATCTCAGGGATACCCTCGTGCGATTGCTATCATGGATGGGCGCATGGTGTTGGCTGGAACTAAGAGGAAGCCACAGGGGTTCTTCTACTCAGCCATAAATAACTACAAAGACTTTAACGGCAGGACTACGATCGCAGATGACGGCTTCTTTATTGAGGCAGTGTCACAGGATCAGTCAGCAGTCCAGTGGATGTCGGAGCAGCGTGAGTTGTTTGTCGGGACTGCTAGTGTCGAGGGAGTCCTCGTGCCTAAGAAGCAGGATGAGGCAGTAAGCGCCGAAAACTTGCCTGTGGTGCGTTGGAACGATAGTATGGGATCGGCATACCACCAAGCGGTTACGATGCGTGACAGCCTCCTTACGATCCAAAGAGGGCGCAAGGCGCTAAACATGATGTCCTACTCACTAGAGGCAGACGGATTTTCTGGGGAGGAGGTCAGCTTGATGGCATCACACCTACTTGACTCTGGCATCAGACAGGTAGCGAACCTTAGAGAACCATACACAGGTCTATTCGCCATCGCAGGCAATGGCGATATGTGCCACATGATCTACGAGCCAAAGCTCAAGGTCACAGGCTGGTGCAGGTTCACCACTCAGGGTGGAGGATTTGAGAGTGTGCAGACGCTACCATCTCAGGATGATGAGGACTTTGTCTACGTGATCGTCCACAGGATGGTCAACGGAGTAGACGTTAGGTGCTTGGAGCGCTTTGAGACAAACAACGCTAGGGGTGAGGCTCAGCAGCTTACACCATTCCTCAACTACCTTGACAGCGCTGAATACAAGGTTCAGTTACTCTCCACCACTATGGCTGGTCTGGAACGCTTTGAGGGCGAGGAGGTAGCGCTATGGACTGCAGACGCAAAGACCTTTCACGCAACAGTAAGCGGCGGCTCGATTACCTTACCAGAGGCAGTCGGCGGCGGTCTGGTGGGCTACCCTATTGCCAGTGTGTTTGAGCCTCTTGACGTAGAGAACCAGTGGACTGTGGGTGAGTTTAAGCAGCTACTCGCAACCAAGCTGCTCCTATGGAACTCGATGGACGGGGAGGTATGCGCAGACGATGGTGCATTTCAGGATATCAACTACTTTAACACATGGGAGGCGGCAGATCCAAACGAGCCACTCAACAGCAAGTGGGTAGAGGTGTTTCACGAGTCTGGACATCAACGCCAGAAGCGCTGGTGTGTTCGCCACAATGACGCATCGCCATTTAAGCTGCAGGCAGTAATACAAGAATTTCGATAATGAAGAAGGTCTATACAAAATTTAACGCAGGCGTGTGGAGTGAAGAGCTTCGTGGACGTGTCGATCTGGGCAACACTCAGTCGGCATCAAAGACGTGTGAAAACTTTGTCCCCACCAGACAGGGGCAGGTCAACAAGCGTGCAGGCACTAAGTTCCTTGGGGAGGCTAAGTATGGCGACAAGAAGATCCGTCTGGAGAGTTTTACCTACTCAGTGAATACCAAGTTCATCCTAGAGTTTGGTGACTTGTATATACGCTTCTGGTCTAATGACATACAGGTTGAGTCTGGTGGATCACCACTTGAAGTTCCTACACCATACACAGAGGACGAGGTTGCTGACCTGCAGATCAAGGCGGTCAATGACGTGGTGTTTATCGCACACCCTGAGCATCCAGTGGCTAGGCTTACCCGCAACTCTGATACTGACTGGACTTTTGAGGAGAATGGCATCGAGCTTCCGTATGTAGACCCTGACGTGGTGTCACTAGACAACCCGCTCACGCCGTCTGGCACTAAAGGCAGCATCACACTTACCAGCGAGTCTGACGTGTTCACGCCTGACATGGTGGGATCAGATTTACAACTGCGCTGGCAGGAGGCAGGCAGGACTGAGGCTATTGACGGCAGTAGAGATCCTCTTGAGTCCAATTCTCATACAGTATGTCGGAGTTGGTATTATCACGCCGATCCTAACAGCCACACAGCCATTCAACCAAAATATCCTTGGCGTGCAGACCCTTGGACTGCCACAGGTAATGAATGCACCTACGTCAAGCAACATGTGGGGTATATTCAGGGTGGGGATGTTCTGTTCTTTGAGTTTTACACCTGCATCAAGGACGTAGTCTATAAGGTATGGGCATCAGGCGTTGACTACAAGGTCGGAGACATAGTGTTTGACTCATACGACAACTA